CGGAATACCTTAAAAAGTTCCATCGGCAAGTTGGTCGCTTCCTATGGAAACCTTCATTTCCTATGGAGAATTTATAAACCTACGTTTCCTATGGAACTTATGCCAAAAGGAAAAATTAAAATGACGCCTGCTGATAAGGCTTGGGCTATCAAAATTAAGGAAAGAGATGGATTTAAATGTGTAATTTGCGGAACTGACTTTAGACCTAACGCCCATCACATTCTCCCTAGAGAATTACACGACACGAAGTACGATATTTCCAACGGCATTACTTTGTGTTGTAAACATCATTTGTTTTCTAGGGAGATTTCCGCTCATAACAACCCCTTAGCATTCTTTATCTGGATGGAGAAGAACCGCCCCGAAATTTTACAATATTTAAGGGGGAAATGTCATGAAAATAGTCTTAGATGAGTGGCAGAAGAGAGTTATGGAGTATAAGGGCGATTTCCTACTTTGCACAGGGCGAAGAGTAGGCAAAACCTACATTATGGCTCGAAAAGCAGTAGATAGGATGATAAAAGTCCCAAAGACTAAGATTTTGATGTTTTCTTTGACCGAAGAGCAAGCAATGTTGATTATGGTAATGGCTAAGACCTATTTATTAGAAACAGCCCCGAAAACACTAGTTAAGAAACAAACACAAACGAACAAGAAGACTTTAACCCTAAAAAACGGCTCTGTGATGAAAGTTAGACCTGCGGGAGATACTGGGGATTCAGGCAGAGGGTTTGAAGCTGACGTTACCATAGTAGATGAAGCCGCGAGGATGGGGAAGTTCTTTTGGATAGCAGTATTACCTATTATCTTAATGACTGCGGGGGAAATGTGGCTAGGCTCCACACCCTTCGGAAAGCAAGGATATTTCTGGGAAAGGTTTAACGAATCTCACAACCTCAAAGACAAAGACGCTAGGTATAAGGTATTTTACACTACAACCGAAAAAGTCATAGATGAAAGGGTAGGTTGGACGAAAGAACACAAAGAGAGGGTTAAGCAAATCTTAGCGGCAGATAAGAAAACGATGTCTAAGTTAGAGTTCGGGCAAGAGTATCAGGGCTTATTTATGGAAGACATAATGAAGGCGTTTAATGAGAAGGATATAAGACGAGCCATGCAACTAGAGCCAAAGGGAGCAGTCATAGGCAACAACTACTTTCTTGGTGTTGATGTCGCTAGGTACGGAAAGGATGAAGGAACTTACGAAACGATTGAGGAGATTAACGGAATGTTATTCCACAGAGACAACCAAATAACAACCATGCAGAGCATACCCGAGACATTCAGATTTATTAAACAACTAGACAAGGCTTACGATTTTTATAAGATATTCATAGACGGAGAGGGGGGCATAGGTATTGGTGTTAGTGATATGCTCCTAGATAATGATGATACGAAAAACAAAACAATCCCCATTCTAAACTCTACAATCATAGAAGATAGGTGGGGGGGTAAGACTAAGATTATGAAAAATTGGCTTTATCAGAACCTCATAAGGCTAATACAGAACGGCGATTTACTACTCCTAGACGATGAAAGCGTTTTCCATTCTCTTAACGGCATTCAATACGAATATATAGAAGACACAAACGGTAAGCCTATTATGAGATATTTCGGAAAGAAAGGCGCAGGGGGAGATCATATAGCCGAGGGTTTGACTAGGGCCGCGTTAGCGTGGAAATACAAAGATTTAAATCCAACGATATACTCGATTAAAGTATGAAGATTAAAGGAACAAGTGTAGCAAAGAAAGACGAGGACGGCATAGACATTCCTATTGAGTATGTTTTGGAAGACAAAGACTTCTTACTAATCACTGCAATCAATAACTTAGCAAACGAAATTCAAAAATTGAGGTTAAGTAAATAATGGCAGACGAGGGAACCCTAGCAACAAGAGCACAAGTCTTATTCATGCTCGGAGAGAACGCAGGAGCTAACCAAATCCTAGAAGCAAACACTAACTACGCTATACTTATGGCAGAGTCTTTAATATTTCTTGAGACAAGTAGCGACTTCGTGACAAACTACGCAAGCATCGACGCACAACTAAAACAATCCTTAGCAATGGCATCGTCAGCAAAGGCAGTAATGATTCTAATAAACCAAGACCAAGATAACTGGCAACTAGCAACAACACAAAGTAAGCTTAACGTACTAGACACACTCTATAAAGAAACAATCAAGCGAATTAAGGAGACAGATATAGAATGGTAACCCCACAACCTTTTACAATAGCTAGCCCTATACTAGCGAGTTATAGTTTTATTGAAATCCTAGAAAATTCTGGATACGCTGACTTCTATCCTATGACTTATAAGACACTAACAACAGAGCCAAAGACAATGTCCACAGCAATAAGAAAAACTTCATCAGACTCTACAGTATTAAAATCTGGTGGGACTGCGGACTTTGACACAGGAACACTTCCCCAAACAAGAATAGCAGAGGGTAGGGTTTATGTAGAATATACTATGGCACTTAATAGGGTTTACGCAGGAACAGCGTCGGGACATTGGGTTTTTAATTTATATATGGTAAGTCCAGACGCAACAGAAACCCTTTTAGGAACTGGAATCGGCGAGGGTTTAACAACAGACGCAGCGGGGGCATGGTCTGCACATACAGCGTCAGTTATAGCGTTTGATATTTCTAAAGTAAGCGTAAGAGCAGGATATTTTTTAAGATTAACCCTAGACGCAGTAACAAGAGAGGCAGGCAGTTTTGACGATATTAGAATATGGCACGACCCAACAAACACAGCAGTTCCAGTAGCGGGTTTATCTTCACAACTAAAACTAAGCGTCCCTTTCAACAAATCTAACTAATGGCAGACTTAAATTTATCAAACGCAACAACAACAGACTTCACAAACCAAGTCCCAGACTTCATAGTGGAAAGTATGGCTTTAGATGTAGCAAACAGCGACGGAAGCGAGACGTTTGTATATTTCGATAAAGCAACAGAGAATTATGGCTACTACTTCAACCATCCGCAGGTTGCGAGTAGAACCAACTCATTATGCACATGGGCGTTTGGACAGGGATGGACAACCCCAGATATACAGATGAGAGTAATCTTACCGAAGATTGACGGGAATGGGAAGGAAACGTTTAACTCTATTATTTGGAATCACGAGAACGTTAAGCTAATGCAGGGGGATTCTTTCTGTGAGATAGTTAGGAATAATAAAGGGACTCTAGTAAACCTAATCAACATATCCCCAGAGAGGGTAAAGGTTGTATTTAAGGCAACTAGGATTATTCGTTATGAGATTTACAACGGGACGAAGTGGGTAACAAAGAAACTAGTGGACATCTTCCACTCCATGAACAAAAAGATAGGCGACCAGACACACGGGACATCTCAAATCCAAGCCAATAAGAATATTAATGATGCTATGATTGAGGCGTTTAACGACGAGAGAGTTATTAAACACAGAGACAAAGCCTTAGGAATTGTTTACTACAAAACAAACAACATAGGAAAGATAGCATACGCAAACGAACAAATCGCAAACGCAGTAAAGAACGGGGAGATGGTAGGACTACCAGAAGACACAGCAAAGATAGAACCCTACCCAAGCAAGTCCAGCGAAGACAGACAGAACTGGGCGCAGTATGTGGAAGGACTGGGTTATAATACATCAGGAGTTCCGAGAAGTATGGTTACTAGCGACGGTACAAGTGAAGTAGGTGGAATCAATGGGCATCTAATATTTGAACCAATCTATGGAAAAGAGCAACTAGACATGGAAAACGAATTATGGCAACAAGTAGCAATCAGAATTAAATTTACTCGTCCGCCAAGTCTAGCCCCAAAGACAGAAGAGAACGCAGAGAAGAACACGGGACAGACGAGCATACAACCCTCAGAGGCGGAACTTAAACTTAATAGATAATGGCAGACAAAACATATACAAGGACAATCCCCAAAAAACAACCAACTACAATCACAACGCCAGAAGGAACTCCTGACAGAATTAAAGCAGCTAGAGAGAGATGTAAAGCTAGGGGCGGAGTATGGGACGAAGCCACAAGAACCTGTGAGGTAGAAAGAAAGCCAGTAGGAGCAGGCGGAAGTATTACCACAGAAGCAGAAAGGCAAGCAGTCGGACAAGTTGGCGACACAGAAAGAGAATTGGCAAGAGTTAGAAGCACAGGATTACCCTCTGCAGCAGAGAGAATAGTCCAGAAAGAAGAAGAATTTAAACAGACTCAAGCAGTAGAGGCAGAAAAAGAAAGACTAGAAGAAGAA